TTTTGGTTCCTGTTAGTCTCCTCTCCTGGCACTGCCAATAGGCAGTTGCCAGGCGTGGAGCAGGTTGTTCTTTTTAATCATTTTTATGAGGAAACGACCCAGTGGTGTTCAGGGTCTCGGTGCGGTCCACCGGGTGCTGCCATTTCAGGTCATTTTATCGGGCACTACCTACTAATTCAATTTTCTACTACCATACTTTTATCTCCGGCAATGTTTAGGCAGAATCGTAGTACGATGCATGTTGCCAATTAAGGCTGTTACAGTTATTTGGGCAGGTTTGTTAGACAAAGCTGGTTGATGCCGTCCGCGAGATTTTACTCTCCGGGGGTTCTCCGTTGGCTGTAACCATGATCCGACTGCGTCAGGGATCACCTCGGAAGTCAGTAGTTTGAATTAATACCTCGTCAATTAACTTCAGCAATTGGAACTTTTTGCTAAAGGCTAAGATAGATGTTGGAGTCCATCCGCCAACAGAGCGTATCTCGCAACGAGGGAAGGGTCTACAAACCCTTTGTGTTATTTAACACTGGTAGCCTTGGTCTTACTTTTGATTAAGCCCGGCACACTTCAGTTTCCGTTACTCTATGCGTCGTAGAGCGTCCATCCCTGGCAGGTATAGACTTAAACTCAAACGTAGTTGTAGCTACGGAGTTTTTCACGGACTCACAACTTTAACTATTCTAAGTTGTTATATCACCATTTCTAGTGAGAGTCTCATGATTAGCACCTCCATGCCAACAAAGTTGGTTTAGGAGGGAGGCACACTACGTCCTCTATTACAGCTCTTACACACATGATGTCATTGATGGCATATAATATGTGCGTTTTTGGAATATTTTAGCCTCAACCTAACTAAGGAGCTCTTTGGAAGCTCAACTATCACGGTTAGGATTTTCAATGGAGTTTACTAGTTCTAGCACTTCAACTCTTCATTGGCCTATTAAAAGGACTTTTCATCCAAATTAACCACTTAAAAGGCCTAAACTTATATCTAAGAAAAAGCTTAGTGGTAACCCAAGCGCATAATCCCAAAGTCACTATACATAAGTTGACGATGACAATTGCTAGCGCGCTTATTTCGGGCTTGGATGCGACTCTTACTTGAGATGTTGTTCCATTAATAGAGTCTGGGGTAGTATTGATGATTTGTTCCATCCTAAGCATAGGACGGTTCAGCAGATCAAGCATGACCCGCTTAACACAAGGAAATAACCCCGTGTTTTGACAAGAATCTGTTTCTATAAGAAGCAGAACTCTGTCTTTAAAATACACACCATTCGCATACGCGATATGGGAAAAACCAAAGATTTTCTCTGATTTAATTTTTTCATTAATTTTATAAACAAACATTGGCACAAACCTACCGTTGGTATTGCTAAAGTTAGTTGTAATTCCAAAGTATGATTTTTGAAAAATCACACTTTCACCTGGATATCGTCCATAGTCAACTGGTGCATAAGCTGGAAAGTTGGCAGTTCCAAAGCTTGGTCTTGGACTTGACGGATAAGTAAAAGGATGTTTAAATACCCATCCATCTGAATTAAATGGAGTATGCCACTCTGAATCAGTGCCACTAGACACTTGAAGAGTGGAACCATTATAACTTAACGTAACTTCGGTGAGAAAAGCTGATTTTTTATCTCCGGAAGAACGTATAAGTAGCTTAAATGCACAGTTTCCCATGGATTGAATGTTAGCTTCACCATAATAAGTTGATGCTTGAATTTTGGTTAACATATTTAGATGTTGATCAAAAATATATACAAAAGTTCCCTTAACACCCTGTTGACTACCATGTGAATACGACGAGGTGGCTAAGAATGTTCCGTGGCGACACTCAACAAATGCATCTTGACTGGCACTTGTGGCACAATAGTTCTCTTCAAGTTTAAAATGAAATTGTCGCAGTTGCCAATCAATAACGTCGTAGACAAAGATAGTAGCATTACATTTGGTCAAGATACCTTTATTAAAATCTACAAGATTATTATCATTACGATTAAATGGTTGATTAAAACAGACTATAAAAACATGACTACTATTTACACTTAAACTACAACTGCGTGGCGAATAGTTAAGTCCGTCAGGCAGTTGATTAGATGCTAAAAATTCATATAAACCATCACTAAACCTAAAAGAATCAAGATAATATATACCTAAACCATTATCATTACAGCTAGGATTATTAATTTTAGTAGTTAATTCATGTACCAAATATTCCCTGTCTGTTGCGATGACTGGTATACGGCTACAGGCATTGATCTTATGGTTAACCTTTAGTTCAACGGTGTCCTGGACCTGCTGAGCATTGGTTAAAAAGACAAGACTTAAAAACCACAGTGTCAATAGACACTTGATTTTGCTTGCTTTTGTGCCTGCTTGGTATATCTGCACATCATGACCATCACCACTAACAAAAAAAGACATGATACAACTACAAATAACACAATAAACACATTCAATTGTTGTTTACATTCTAACAGTTGTGGTGGCTCAGATGGTGTAGCCATTAAGACTTTCTTATCTTCCTTTACAGATGTTATAGTCTTAATAATGGTCACTGTTTTAATTTCTGGTTTACATGTTTGAGTCACAATGATTGGTGCCTTAGTTGGACAAACTTTTTCTTTACTGGCTGGAAAATACCTTGGATAGCCTAGACTACTTAAGTTGTTAAATCGTAGGGCCACTACTGGTGATGCTGTACCATTCGCATATTTAATAAAGCGAAAGTAGTGTGGGCCCATAAATAAGGGGCCTAAGACTATAGTAGAATTAAAAGGACTATCCAACCAGCTATAGTGAGTGTCATATACTTGTAGTCCACTGTTACTGGTGGTATTAAATTGAAAGATAGCATTCGTTTTATTCATTTGACTCAATATAGACAGACGATATGGACCCATACCATCAAAATACAGTGACTCATTAACTAAAAATTTTTCACCTACTAAACTTACTTGATTAGTATTATTAACAAAAACAAAACTTTTATTATTGTGATAAAATTGGAGCGTTGGTTCAACCCCTATTAATTTAACTAAAACACTAGCACTAAGCAGTTGTTTATTGATAAAATTGATCTTAGGATGATAATAATAAATGTTACCGGACTCGTTGAAACAAGTCATACAGACAAAATTCAACTTATTCCATAACATAAACTGGTGATTAATAGGGTTTTGCTCTCTTGGTTCGATGTTAGTACCATTAAAACCACAATATACATTAACTATACAAATAATATTTACAATAACTAACAATAATCTAGACACGCTTCTTGACATGATTGTTTTGTTACACTTCTTCTTCGGTTTCAGCTCCCTCGTGCTTGAGTGGAATGAAAGCTCGACCTACAGCCCCTGGTGGAAAGAATTGCAAGTGAACTGTGACTTGACCGTTAGGATTCTTAGTTATACTACCAGCACCTGCCTGCAGCCTCTTTTTGACATCGGTGGTAAGTTTTGAGAGGTCTGATTTGGCGATGCGATACCTAACGTCAGAGTCAAGAGTCGGTTGCACAAGCAACTCTGGCTGTTCTTGGCCGTAGCTTGCTTGAAGTGAATAGTGGACAGAGTCTTTATTCTTAGGAATGAGTTTAGAAAACTGTTGGGTCAACTCTTTGATCTGCTTGCTAACATTTTGTGAGTTAACATTTCCTCTACGAACGCGGCGTCGACGACGCTGGCGTGGTGGTAAGAGTGCTGGCTGAGGCTGCATCGGCATTGACATTGAAATGGGATAATATGTTGCCATTGTTTTGTTTGATTAAATTGGACTAGAGGAGAGTCTATTAGTACGGAAGAGTATGATGGTAGCATTTCCGGCCTTGGTAGTTGAGTGGTATGCAAAATCCTCGGCTGAAAATATGCCGCGATAAGCGACGTACTTAGGAACCGAAGAGAGACATGCCTCTCCAAACCGAATCTCCTCGTTGCCGTTAATTACATGCCTACTAAACACAAGTATGGGTGAATAACAATCCACTGGGTAGACTGAACCGTTGATGATGACTGTATGGCTACCTGCCAATGCGATTCTAATACTACCGTATTTAGCGAACATGATAATGGCAATGATAAAATACCATAACAAACATAAAATGAGATAAATTGCCAAGATTGAAAATACAGCTAATGCAAACTTCTGAACGTTGGTACGTTGAACGTTAGCGTCGGTGAGGAAAAATAAGATAAGGTAAAACAAGAACTTCACAAAATGCAAGATCTGGGTTAACTTGCGGAAGATAAATAGATGGGCTATCTTCGGCATCCACTTAACTAACATGTCCATAATCAAACCGATAGCCAAAACCACTGCCAAGACGACAAGTGCATCTTGGATAGGTAGATATGCTTGGGCGTGAGCTCGTATTTTGTTGTTGATTTGATAAAAACTATACATCTTTAATAGACACTAGCCTTTGGTATTTTGATTGTTATGTTTGGTTGACTAGATAATGTAGCTCTAATGATCAAGATGATGAACGAAGTAATAAAGCATGCGATAAGAATACCGCCTGCCAAAACACCACTTGATATAGAGCTTGACATGTCGATGGTTATTCCACGCAAAACTGAGCTCTTCCTGCCTACTTTGATGACTGTCGAATTGACAGCTTGACATACTGGAACTTCAGATATACGAAGCCTCACTTGTTTACTACAGCTTGGAGTTGGCTGATAAAGACCAAAACCTATCAAACATGCTGACGTTGTTGGATAATTCTTGTTACCACAAGTTTCGTTAACTTGAACACAAATGACAGATGGATTAAAAAGAGTAACAAGTGTGCTCCAAAATAAGACTGACTGGGTGCTGTTAAACTTAACGTCATCAGCAACACCAATTCCTGTCTGATTTAGCTTACAATAGTTAGGACACTGACAGTGGGTAACATAGAATTCAGCCTCGGTTGGTTTGGCTGTTATTCTCTTAGTATTACTCTTACTGGTATGAGTCGATTGAGTTGACAAACCGGTAATAAAAGACAGGCTAGATGTAGCAAATAGAGTCATTGCTGGTGTTGCACTAATTGAATTAGATGACACAACACCATAAATCAAGCCAGTCAACAAAATACCGACAAAAATTAAATACTTCATGACTTGTTTGTTTTCACTGCGATAAAGATTGCTGCGACAAACTTAAGAGCTGAAACCACAAACATGCCAACAACAGCAATTGCAAAAGCGATTAAAAACCACTTAGCAATATCCCAGATACTCCAGGCGTTGATTTGAGCGAGCACGTTCTTGATTGATAACATGACTGTCTCAGAAACGATTTCGTTGAGAGACTTAACAGCCCTTGTACTGTCGATGATCTTGTTGACTTCGGTGTTAAACTTGGAGATGTTGGCAATCTTCTCGATAAATTGGATTTTTGTATAATTAACCTCACGAAAGCCCAACTCGAGCGACTCTTGGTAGTTATCGAGCTGGAGCTTCTGGAGGTCGGTCTCTGGTAATTGACAGTCTTGGATGTTGATGAGCGGTGCGTGACATGGACCTCCGTTGAGATAATTTGTCAAGACAGGTGGGTCTCCAATATCCTCGACTTCAAACCTACAACCAAAAGGTGCAACCTGAGCTAAACCCCTACCGGTACAGATCTTGTTAGCGGTAAAGATCTGCTTACACCTCTCTTTACTGCCGAGATAGTTGATAATTAAGACACGTTGTCGTGGCGTTTCGAACTCGGCGTGTGAGATGTAGGTGCCTTGGCCTCCAAAACATGTTGGACTACGGCTACGACAAGTTCCAACTCGGAGGTCGAACAGTTGTGATTCGGTGACGATTTGAGTCTGCCTAGACAATACTTTGGTAAAGTACTGGTTGATAAGTGCCAACTTAGCTACCATATACTCAACCTCGGACAACTGAAAGCCGACCTTACGCAAATCGTTGCCATAGGCGTCGTGTGTCTGTTTGATGAGCTGGTAGAGTGTTGTGACTGCTTCGTAGTTGGCTTTAACTTGGTTGTTGACTGCTTTGATTGCTGTTGCAAGCCCTTGGAAGTTAGAGTTGACTGTCTTTTGCATCTCGTCATATGCTGTGATTAGGATGCTAGTGGTATATGATAAGGCATTAATCTGCCTACCAAACCGCCACCCTGCAAGCCATGGAAACGCTGAGATGTGATCCATGTCTTTGGGACTATTATACATTGCATTCTTAAACAGACCCAGATCTTTAGCGGCCTGTGACCTGTCAGGAAAGAATGTTTCGTCTTTGGGCAGGGCGACTGTCTCTTCGAATAGTTGTCTGAGTGAGTCGGCGTTGCCGAGACCTGCACTGACTGTTTCCTGCAACTTAACAGCCTGCACTTCGGTGACGAGTTGTTGAAATTCAAGTGTCAACACATCATCAACCTCCCCGGTCGAAACAGCCTCCAGCTTGACGCTGGTGGGCATCTCGACTTGGAGGATTCGGTTGATATCGCTTGCGATTCCGAGGCAAGCTTGGTAGATGGGACTTGTCTTTTGGTTAGAACTACAGACTGTTGCTGATGGACAGATGTCATCACAGTTAACTCCTTGGGCATTCACTTTCTTGTCGACTACATAAACCCTCTGGAGGGGTTCGAGTTTGGTGACATTACAGACTGGTGACCAGTCTTGATCTTCGTTAGAAGCTGGACAGTCAGGAATTTGCTTATCATCCTTGACGATAGAGAAGTTACCGGCCCATTTGTAGCCGCCTGATGTTGCGCAGCTACCGACTGTTGGCTTGTTAGTCATAGTAGAGCTGATGAACTGTGGATCGTCAACGAGAATGAGTTGGTTAGTGGTTGGGTCGGTGCCTGTTGCAATGAAGCGAGTGTTGCCGAGTTGGACTGTGGCTGGAAGTTGAAAGTTAGTTACTTCGGCCGGCCTTGTGATATCTTGGATGTCGATTCGGTCTGTAGTACAGTACATTTTATGCAGTGAGTTCGGCATCATTGGTCCGTGGATGAGATATAGAGTTGAGACAAATGAGATTGCGGTGAGACCACAACCTACTTTAACACGTCCAACTCCACAACGGCCCTCGGACTCATGATAGACGATGTTGATATTTTCGTCGGTGATAGTCTTGTTGTTAATAGTGACTGACTTGCCTTGGAGTTGCTGTTGGAATAGCTTATACTGTTGTGCGACATAGTTGAGGTCTCGGAGGGCATAGATCGATTGCCGCAACCTACCATCGACGATAATAACGTCGGTGATCGTGTTAAGAAACATGGTACAGCGCTGGGGACACGTACAGACGAAGACTGACTCGGTGCGAGTGTTGGCGATTGTCTTCCTGGTACCTTTGAACGGTGTTTTGGTTATACAAGTTGCGATCGTACCTCTTGAAAAGACGATCGGTGCTTCGTGATAATAACAGCATGTATCCTCTCGGTCGATCCTTGTCGCATAGGTGTTGACTTGCGGTAAGACTCCGACATAAAAGTACGGTGTACTTTCTGGCCCGTTGCGTGTTGGAATTGGTTTAAAGTCTTGGTAGACTTGTGGATTAACTTTTTCACACTTATCTTTGTCGCCTGGTGTTGTGGGTCTCCATAGTCCGTTTTGAAAACATACTCTTGCTACGAGTACCTGCTTATTAAAGAAATACTTTCGACCGTTGTGTTGGATGAGATAGTAGCTTGGTGGGTCGAGTGTCTGACATGTATTTCCTGGCTTATCAAAACTGACTAATTCTAAGATGACAGGTTTTGGCAAATCGACGTCATAGACGCCTGTGATCACGTTGTGTTGGAGAAATCTGGCGAGCTCAGGTGGGTCGAGGTCTGGGTCGACATAGCTTGTGATATATGGAGAGTTTTTGAACTCGTCAAAATTGCTCTGAGTTGTGATAGTCTTAGCCTTACTGTCAATAGAATAGATGGTTTCCCAGTTGCGATATCGTGGTGACCTTAAAAATAGTTGACATGATACAAGACAGACGAATGACAACAAGATTAAAAACTTCATGAGTTTTGTTGAATGAAGTTACCACTAGCCCAGCTTGAACTTTCAATGCGCCCCTCGAGAAATTTAGGTACTCGGTAGACGCTTCTAGGCTTACAGATGGTATCACAGTTAAGTGGATCTTGTCTTGTATAGATCCGATACTGGTGTCGAAAAGCAAATAGGTGGTGTAAGATTTGCCAACTGTCTCGGTCTGATGGTTGTGGTTGATTGATGTGTTGTTTGAAGTACTTAAAGACGACAAACATTTCACTACTGCTAGCGTTTCCTCGTGTTGTCATGTAGTCGACCTGGCCAAAATGGCTTGCGATGTAGTTGATGTAGCTGAGGTTCGACCTTCTGGTTGTTTTCCAGATGATACTACCACCGAGACATAGGTGAGCATTGACGTAGTTGATTAACAGTTCATGGTTCGAAATCCATTCGCCGTCTTTCTCCTCGTCGTAGCTCCAGATGTCTGAGATGATGAGGTCGACCTTGTGGCTAGGTAAGCCGACTTTGAATCGCCCGTTGCAGTTGTTGATAGGCCTGACGTCGTGGTGGTAGACGTCGTTGTTAGTAAAAAAATGGTTAAGCACGACACCTCCGACTGGGATGTGGTCGTGCTCTGGTCCTGTTGCTGCGCCGATGTGGAAGACTGTAGCTTTTGGAGGTACCTTGATGTTATCGTTGATATAGTTACACAGTTGGACATACTTGGTGATGTTAGCTGCTTGGTTGAGCCTATTACGGACAACTTCAAAGTGGGCGATGTTGCTCTTTAAGAGTGTAGCTGTTTCGTAGGCTCTGATAACTGGTTGATACTTGATGTAGCTTTGGGAACACTTTTGAGTTACAGATGGTGGAACGTCTGGCCCTCCATTCTGGAGATAAGCTGTGTCGATTTTTCCTGCTGTTGCCCAGATCATGATAGGAATGTTCTGGTGATCGATGCGGAGTGTTGTTCTGGTGCTGATCGTGTTGGTAGATAGCTTATCTTTGACTGCAGAAATGAATCTTGAGACTTCGACGTCGGTGAGTGAGTTATGCAGCTTTGTGCCTTGCTTGGCAACGATGTTGGCGTGCCACAGTGGTGTATTTGATTCCTGTTCGATGTTGTTGAGGCTGACGTTGTCGAAAGCCTTAGGAAACATGTGCATACCTCCGATCTTGAGTGACGAGTTGTTATAGTCACCGATTTCGATATGAGCACAGTCTGTGTCTTCTTCGCTTGAAAATAGCCAATGATCACAAGTGGCAAGTCTTCCGGTACTATACAACGACTGCTCTAACTCGACTTCGGTGTTGTTGTCGAGTCGTGTGAGTTGATATCTTGGCAGCTCGTCGTAATTGACACGCACCCAATCATCCATACCGAGAACGAAAGCCTTTGTATTGTCGGCATGCCTGCCTGCCGGTTGGCAGACATATTGGGTGCCGCTGTGTTTGATGGCCTTCGTGACGAGTGGAATGTCCCACTGGTTAAGTCTGTCCTCGGTTATAATCGGCACTGCGTGGTGACTGCAGTTGACTGTGCAGTTGATTGCGAGGCCTGTTAAGACCTCTGCCACTGGTAGCGGTTGATTGACTTCGTTGTGAAATTTTCGGATAGTCTGATCGAGACTACCTTGCCAGTTGACTGTAACTCCTGTATGGTCCCCGAGTCGAACTCGCAAACCCATCGGTGTCTGGATTACTTCGGCTGACAGCTTGAGTTGCTTTTCTTGTTGTGAGAGTTGGAGTTCGAGTAGTTGACTTTCGAACTGCCATCCCTGTTGGCTGTTGAGATGGTTGACTTTGTTCCACTTCTTTGCGTGATCAAGACATGCAGTACAGCAGTGAATTCTGGAGACTGCATGACATGCTTTGATGCGCATTGCTGGAGGTATGATCACGTAGGTGCTTGTGTGTTCTTTGTTGATTGGCATGTAGTTGTTGATACTTGTGTTGTGACTATGCTTGAGTCTAGCACTCTTGTGATAGTGGGTTGAGCCATAGACCCTGTCGTTTGGATCGTCGAGTGATGGTTTGACTTTCCTCCACACTCCAAATTCGTCACTCTTAGTTGGCCCCTCGGTGACTGCTGTATGTTGTTTCAGCATGTCGTCGAGAAGACAAGCTGTCATGACTACGTCGTTGTTAGCTGAGTGTGGGGTACCGTGGTACTTACCACAGACGATACCGTGGGTTGAGCTGAGGTTGCTGGTACTTTTGATGTCGAAATATGCACCTCCTGCAACTGCGACTAAAAACTTTCCTTCACAATGCACTTGACAGACATCCTCGTCGGTGTTGGTGGTGAATCGTGCTGGCTTGCCACAGTGACATGTAGCTGCTGGTGTTGTAATCTCGGCGAGTGCGTCGAGGTCGTTCTTGCCGTTGAAGAGTACGAAGATGAGTGGGTGTGCGGTGAGGTTGGTTGTGCTATTCAAGAAGTGCAAGAAGTGGTTACGCCTCATGTTGGAGTCTGGATAGTTCGGCAAGTGTCTAAGCATATACTTCCAGTCTTTACTGACGCAGATGTAGTCGTCGGTAACTTCGAAGTAATCACCGTCTCGGTTGTAGTGCGGTCTGAGATAAGTTGTGACTGAGCGACTTGTCATGCAGTTAATCTCGCCGAGACCGAGAAAGTTGGGATGCTTACGTGTTGGATGTCTTGTGTGATAGAACTCGATGTCACAGACTGCGCTTGCTTCGATGTTGGAAGCAACTTCCTCGATTGTGACTGGTGTCAGATGACTCGGCCTTGTGAGGACCTGTGGTTTGACTGTCTTGGTGCATAAGTGTTCTCGGATATGATCCTCAACAGCCTCACAACACCAGATGTCGAGTTGTGTGGTCGCTCGACTTGTGGCGACGATGAGCCTGTTGAGAACTTTGCTGAACTTTGTACTACCAAAGATTACCACGCCGACTCTGCTGACTGTGAGTCCCTGTGCGGAGTCTATTGTGACAAACTTGGTCTTGAGGCCGAGTGCGTCGATGGCTGCTTGCTTATAGTTCACGAGGATGAGATCACATCCACTGTTGTCTGCCTCCTGGAGTACCTTCTGGCTGATGACTATGCTGTCGTTCTTGAGACGGTGCCAGACTACTGTACCTCCTTCTCTTGCTGGATTGAACTCGATGCCGTGGTGGTGGTATGCACCTGCGAAGATGTCGAAGATGTTTCTTGGACATCGGTAGCAGGTGGACAGTACGGTTTGGTTGTACGGTGGCACGAGTTGTCGGAGGTAGAATGTATTATAGTCCCAGCTAAAGTCGGTGAGTGGTGTGACTGGACTGAGTTGGAATGGGTCTCCTACACAGATAACTTCGCCTGCTCGACTGCGGATGATGGCATCGAAGAGCTGCTTCGGTGACAAGAGTGAACACTCGTCGATGAGCAAGACACAGCCTGCGATTGGTCTGACGATGTTGACTGTACACAAGATGAGGGACTTGCTCTCGTCGTCGATTGGTGCGTGGTACTCTCGGTTGTTATACTTGCCCTTGTAGACTGTGACGTTGGTGTTGTCCTTGAGTGCTTCGTCCATGTCCTGGACTAGTTTGTGTGTAGGTGCGGCATAGACTACCTTGTTGGTGCGTTGTTTGTTGAAATAGTTGTCGATGAAATACGTGGTCTTGCCGGTTCCTGGTGGCCCGAGAATGAACTTAGTTCTCTTAAAGACATCGAGTAATGCCAAGTCTGTTTTCGTGGCGAGTCTGTTGCTGCGTTGGATCTTGTCGAAGTTGATGAACCTTTTCGTATCGTCGAGAAAGGTGAGCTTGTAGATGTCCTTGCGGAGTGGGTCGACTGTGCAGTTGAGTTTGACTTTTCCTGCGTTGTCGAGGATGTTACAGTAAGTTGTGAGGCCATAAGAGGCATCTTTGATCATCACTTCGTTGTTCTTAACGTCTAAGACTACATAGTCATAGATGACATCCTGCTCGATGCTATACTGGTCGTTGAGATAGGATTCATGGATGAGCCTAACCATGTTGCTGTGGCTATTCTCATTGACATCCCAACCGAAGAAGTTACCCTCGGTGAAGTTGTCGATCGTCTTGCTGATGTTAGAGACTGTAGAATCCTGCTTGACGCAGTACTGATTGAGTGGCAGCCTAAAGCTTTGTGTCTTGTTATCATAGACCTTGATGCTGAAGTCGGTGTCGTGGTCGTTACAGCGGATTGTGAATTGGCCGTTGGCGAGAGAAAAGTTCATGAGTTCTGGGTCTGACATACCACAGCCTGGATGTGAACAGACTGGCAGGTGTGTTACTTTGTGGCCTGTTTCGTGGTAGTGGGTACAGGCACAAAAACAACAGAGTGGATAAGCAACTGGACAGTCGATACAGGTACTGACTGTCGGGTTGTGACAGGTATAGCATTGCTGCTGGACCTGGTTCTTGGCTTGGGTTTCGATGTCTTGAATACCCCATTCTGCGAGCACTGCCTGAAAGATCTCGAGGTCTGTTGGTGACTTGGTTGGGTCGATGAGTCCATAATAAAAGTCTGCTTCAGTCATCTTGTCTGGTATTGGTAAGACGCCGTAATTATCGATGAATTCTGCGAGTTGGTTTTCAAAGTACTCCCATAGCACGCGCCAGAAGTTGACGTCGACTTGTGAGTAGATGACTGCTTCGGCGAGAATGGCAGCTGTTCTGACGACTCGGAGTTCGGCTGTTGAAGCTTTACCTTCGATACAGAGTGCTGCAAGCAGCCTATTCTTGTCTGGGATGTACTGCAAGATGCCGTTACATGGCTTGACTGTACTAGAACAGAACTCGTGGAGATCTCCTTTTGATTCCCACGCTTTGTTCTGGTCGACCTTAGTGTGGATAATGGTCTCGAGATGCTTGCTAAAGTTATGCTTGTTGTAGATGTCAGGTAGCGTGCTGTCGTGGATGTTAGTCAAGATGAAGCTATCGTCGCTGAGAAAGTTGAACTTGTAGTGTTTCTTGTTATACAGGTCGAGCATTTGGTCATAGTCATCGAAGTCTCCTGTTTGGAAACCCTTGACTGCTGCGACCTTGAATGCGAGGTGGTTGGTGTGGACCTGTTGTGTGACTAGTGTTTGAAGCTGCACGAGAAGATGAACACAGTGATTGTACAGTGTGTTGGCGAAAGCTGTTGTTGCATCGCCGCTACTTGTGCCTCCTGGTTTATAGACGATCTTCCCGTCGAGATGGACCATGTCAAACATGAAAGCATGCACTTCGTTGGTGAAGTGGTGGGAATAAGGATCCCAACCTCCGAGATCAAACAGCAAGGCTGCTGCCATGCTGCGAAAGACGAGTGGAAAGCTACGGTCACATTTGGTATAATCACTACCGAAAATCTTCCAGTTGCTGATATCACCGTGTCTTGAGGTGAACCAGTTGTGGAATCCTCCTCGGAATTTTGTGACTCCGATGAGGTGGTGGATGTCGGTACCTGCCTTCTGTGTCTGTGTGACGAAGTTGGCGGTGACTGGCTTGTGGAGTGCTCGGAAGAGTGTAGATGCGATCATGGAGCATGCTGCGATCGTCCTGGCTCGTGGTTTCGATGTCAGAGCGAATTTTTGAACACATTTCGTACTGAAGATCATTGCGCTGTGGTGGGACAGGTTGACGAGTTCTTCGATGAAGTTGTCTGGTGCTGCTTCGTACACTTGGTTCTGCTTATAAGACCTTAACAACATGTGAGATGGCCCGAGTGAACTCTTGCGTGGTGTACACTCGAGTTTGCTGAACCTTGCGTCGGTTGCGCATGAGCTAAAGTCTTTGCGTGTACGCTCGTAGAGGAACCTGATGATGTGTGGTTGTAAGAATAACCTGCCTTGGTAGTCATAGAACAAGAAGTCGTTGACACAGTCGTTGTTGTCACCCTGGAAGTACGTATAGTCGAGAACGGGGTCGATGTTACCGAGTCTAGACTCGAAGAAGTTGAATGCTTCTTCGTTGTAGTAGACTGGTCGGTTCGCTGTGGTGTCGGTGTTGTCGGTTGTTGCTGCAAAGTTGACTCGGTCTCCGATAGTGACGATCGGTTTGCGCCAATGTAACCCCGGATCTTGCAGATAGTACAAGTTCTGGAGATAATCGGAACAGCTCTCGAGCTGCTGTGCGTCGATCGTGTGGGTGCCTGTGACTTCGTTATGGTACATTCTCGTGATGTTACTTGTGGCATCGATGAAGATCTCGGTGTTAGTGTTGCGAGCGTGCAGTAGATTGTTATTGATCTGCAAGACCTTATCGAGCCAACCACATTCGGTGAAGTCATACCTGACTGGAAACCACTTCTTGACGACTGATGGTGCTGGTTGGTTCGTGAGAGACCAGAGTCGCATTAGGTCGCTGAGTGCGATGTCGATGTTATGTGGACTTGTATTCATGTCACCAAAATCGTACAGCTGACCCTCTAAGTCGATGTTGTCGAGTGTGATTGGCATCTGAACGTCATACGCATAACACCACTCTCGCAGTTTATCGAGGTTGTCGAATGCTGGCTTGAGTGTGTTGGCGAGTTCGTCTCCGAGTTGTTGTGCAGTTGTTGGATTGCCCTTGTCAGGTATCTCGACGGCGTCGGCAGTCTGGTTGTGCAGGTGTGAATAGACTAAGTCTCCAAGTGACTTTTTGGTCACTGGTCCTCGGATGAGGATGTAGCTGTTATTCTTGAGTCTAATGAGTTTGTGTTCTGGTATTGCGATGAGGTCTTTGAGCGCGACATACTGGTTGTATTCGTGCCTGAGGTCCTCCTCGGTGCCGGTCTTGAGCATGTGGTTGCGGTTGTTAATCTGGATGCTTGTTGTGCGGCACTTGTTGAGCCGTTTGATTCCACAGTCTTGCTGACAGACATTGACCCAGTGGCCTTCGTTGTCGTGTTGTTCGTCGTCTTGTACGGTGCGGTGGAGTTGAGGTTGTTGCAGGATGTCGGATACTTGTTTGAGAACAAGATCGTAGTCCCCAGTGACCTGCTTCACTGCGGACGAGACGAGTTTTTTGCCTGCTCTCGCAGTCTGCGGAGTTTTTCAGCTGGTTTGACTGTGGTGCTTCGTTGTTGGTTGGAAGCTGTGTTGTGACAAGTATTACAGATAAACTTGTTGTGTTGGCAGATGTCATGGTTGCTTAGGTACTGGTCTGGCTCCTCGTTGGCTGGAATTTGCACGAACTGTTGGTATTTACACTTGTGTTCGATGTTCGTACGACAGTACCTACAGAGTGATGGTGCGAAGTACGTCGTATATCCTCGACATCGGAGTGGCTGGTTGGAAGTGGCAACATGCTCGGTGGAATTTTCAAGCCCACCGAGTCTGATAGATTGCAAGTCTACACTGTCGAAGCGTAGTTTTGCCATGACAGCTGCGAGGATTGGTGCTTGCACGTGTGAGTTGACTTTGAATGGCTTAAGAACACCGTCGGCTACCAATAAGACTGTGTTGTCGGTTGCTTCTTGGACTTCTTCGAGGATCGGTTTGGCTGCTTTGTCGGAGCTTGATGCATACTCGATTTTGATGCCTGAGCTTGATCGGATGATGCGGATCTGGTGTGGTTTGATCGAATAGCCGATGTTAGCTTGGTTTACGACTCCGTCGAAGTTGAAGTCTTGTAGTTTACCGTACAGTGGAAAGTTCGTGGCTGTGAGTGAGTTGAGTTCGGTTTCGGTGTGGATTGCTTGCCCTGTGTTGGTATTCAGCTCGGCGATGTGGTAGATAGCCTCTTCAAATTCAAAACAAAAACATTCAGACTCATCGTCCCAGCTAATTTTGTCTCGTCCATTCGTGTTGGTGATGACGAGCATTTCAGGCACTGTGAGTGTGCTTGCTGCGATGATACCCTTGCCGAATGTCTTGGTACGCATGTTTGCCTTTTCTTGCATTTCGGCCACTGAGCGGTTGAGTACGTCACATAGCTTGATGGAGAGTTCACTACGCATCATGCCTCGAACTTGTTCGAGTTGCATGAGGTTAATTTGCTTGCGGAGTTTTTCCTCTTTTGCTTTCAGAAACATGATCCTGGCTTGGATGATGTTTCGGCGTTTAGTGCGTAGCTTGTTAGAAGTATCTTCTGGGTTGTCTTCGAGCCATTTTTCGAGCGTTTCTTGGTCACAAGTTGCAGCACACCATGTCATAAAGACTTGTTGGTCGGCTGCAGTTGTTGATTGCAAGACTGCCTCGACTGCAGAGATGAAGTGGGCATACAGTGTATCACTATCACTACCTGACATGAGTGCACGACTCTTGGCGTTGACGTTTGGATAGTGTGTTGCAGAGCCAACAACTACGTACGGCACGATCTTGGACTGTGGTACGTACTCGATGACATCTTCTTGCGAGTAGAACATCTGGCTGATGAGCACTTCGAAGAATGATGGTGGCTTGTGGTAGACTGCGAGGTGGTGACAGAAGAAGCTTCGATTGACTCGGACACTGTCTGAGGTGATTTGGTGGTATCTGTTGATCAGCCATTTAGGCCAGCTGATGCGCATAGATAAGACAATGTTGAGTGTGAACCAAATTGGAAAGTAGATAGTGTTCTGTAAGAGTAGTGTCAGACAAGTGAACCAGCTTGACGTGTTGGCAAAGCTGAAGATGAATACTGCGACGGTGTAGAAGTTGATGACACCAAAGAAGTAGACAAGTGTCCAGTAGACGATGGTAAAGATGATACAACGCAGTGGCAATAAGATAAACTTAAGCAACATTACAAACAAGATCACTGTACATAGCATGATGTCTTGAAGACCGAAACGGACGACTGTTTGGACTACGTGGGCGTAGATTTCGTCGTTGCTGGAGAAGATGTTTCGGATGACTTCGATATTGGTGTGACAGACGTACATAAATAGCTCGATGACGTTAACAAAATACGCTCCTGTTGTGAGTAGGAATACGACATGCCTACTTCGAAAGACTACCGTGAGCATGGCACCCGCGAGTAGTAAGTCGATGAAGTTCTTGATGGTGAGCGTACCATAGATGGCTGTTGTGAGAAAGTACGTGACTGTCATGGCGAGACTGAGCATGTTGCTGAGTGTACAGTACACGATAAGACGGTGACTGAACTTGTTCTGGAGCTTGATGTCGTTGCCTATCTTGTATGGTTTACAGTGATAGTCCCTGATGACTGGTGAGCCTTTAAGAAAATCTATGAGCGGTGTTAAGTCTCGTGGTTCGGCTTGGAGTAGTGCGTGGTCATTGATGATGCTGATGTGGTTGTAGTTGCCGATGAGTTTGTTGGCTTCGGCGATCTGGTTGTTAAACTCGCGGACTGGTATGACTTTACGGCACTCGTTAGTAAGATAGTGGTTGAGGAGTGCGTTGCCGTCAAACTGAACTTTACCTGCTGCCATGAGGGTGTCGTGAAAACTACTGTCAAATGGCGTACCGTCGACGCGGCATGCGATTGCATGGGCTCCGGTGTTTTCTTTAGACTTAACCATTGCCTGGTGGATGCCGACGAGCTTGTTGTGGTAGAATATTGGAGATCCAGATTCGCCTGCGATGGTGAGTGCGTGGGCGAAGTGGCCTGATGGTGTAGGGTACAGTTGGTGGACTGTGACTGTAGCTTGGTCGTCGAGTGGTGAGACGACGTGCGTATACTGGGTGCCAAGTTCGAGTTCATGGTGGTTGTCAATTGCGAGTGGCTTAATGTTTATCTGCTTGTCGACTATGAGTATCGTGTTAAAGCCTGTATCGTTGTGGTCTTTGACTGATAACAGTGTGCCTCGGTAGAAGACTTGGATGGTCGGTGTATAACAGTGCCTTGCGGTGAGGACTGTTGTAGGTGTTGTAAAGATACCGTGGCCGATGACTCCAGTTCCGTCATAAATACCACAGATATTGGTGAGCTGTGCGTTGTTGATCACAATATCCCCGAGCCTGTTAAGTTTAGACTGCAAGTAGACTGGCAGTCTTGTACTTTTAGGTGGCTCGTAGAGCATCTTGGTGTTGGTGATGCTACACTTGAGGATTGCGTTGGCGAGTGCTGTCTCTGGTTTGAGTTGTGGTCCTGTTGACATTTCGAGTAGATGGGCATAGTTTTTGCCGGTCACTGAGAGTATGGTAGGTACGTTTTCAGGTGTTAGAAGGAATGCATTCTTTGCGATTCCGCTGAAGTTAGAACTGAAAATGACTCCTGATGGCGTATACTCGACGTCGGTGGTTCGTTGTCGTGAGAACCAAAAGATGACTAGAAAGACGATGATATATAGGCCAAACAGTATGACCAAGTTAAGACCAAAGAACATAGAACAGACTACAAAGCTATAGGTACCGATGACGAGGCGATATGCTGGAAAGAAAAACAGTGCAATAACAAACACGAATGCAAGACCTGGCACGAACAAATACAACACTACTGTGATAGCGTGTATTGTCATGAGGACGAGCACTGAGCTTGTATAGTTGCCAAAGTAGCCTCGAATCTTGATATAGCAAAAGATGCTAAAGATGAAACAAAACACAACACTAGAAGTGATCCAGATGAAAGCTGTTGGTGTGTAGATTGACATTGTCTCGTGGCAGACTAGTGAGTCTGAGAGTCCGAAACAGATTGCACCGTCTTGTGAAAAATAATCACCGTGGCGTGTTGTGTACGGTTTGTCTGCTTGGAACCAGTAAATAGACAGCTTGAAGAGGTTGATGGCAAGTGGCCAGTACTGGTCGCATGTCTGGTGGTAGGTTTCGACTTGGAGGAAGCTGTTATCAAAATCACCGCATGATGTTCTTGCGGTGAGTGTACTGCGCTTTTCGGTGAATGCGAATGTGCCGTTGTTGAAGTGCCATGCTTGGACTTTTCGATTGTTGCCATACGCAACTGGTGTTGCGATGATAGAGTCGTGGAGGTACAGTGTTCCTTTTGCATAGTCTTTGCCGGTTGGATTGAGTCCTGCTGGAGTGTTGATCTTGACGACTTTACGATAAGCTACTCGTGTGAGTGCGAGCAGAACTAAGATGGCGAGTGCGATGAAGATGTTGCGTTTGGAGTTGATGTACTTCTTAGGCTTACCTTGTGAGACTAAGAAGTGATTTAGACTCGCTTGCTGCTTGATGTCGTCGTGGTGCTCGACTGCGAAGCTGTCGAGATAGATCGTGTCGGTGTGATACTTGGTACTTAGCAGACGACTAGACTTGAAACAGTCAGGTACCTTGCCGTTGAGAAAGTTGTCTCTCTTGATGCAAGTCTTGGTGAAGCTTTGATCGTATTGACAGCAGAATTCGTAGAACTCGCTGAGTTCCTTCTCGGACATGTTTTCAAGAAACCCGACATGTAAGACATTCTTACGGCCTGCTTGTTGTGCGGCGACGTAGTTATATCGCCAGTCTTCGTTGGTTTTGAAGTAGTCGAGCATTGCCTGTGTCATTTCGACTTTTTGGTTGGTGATGGAGCTTGAGTCGTGGCTTGAGATCTTGACTTTGGTGCTAGAGCAGTGTGCGAAGAGAGCTGCTCGTTGTGTCCACTCGAGGTATGACAAGTTGTTGGTGCTGTAGACGTTGTTGTGGTTGTAGTCCTTGAAGGCTTCTGGCAGCTCTCGGTCTGCAGGTTGACTGACATACCTAAAGTAGTTATCAGACTTGATGTAATTAGTCTGCATCTGTGTGGAGGCTTCGATGACTCGTGCGATTGGGTGTGGCAATAAGTGTTCTTGAGTTGTATTACACCACCATTTGTGCTTAGTACAGTACTTGACTTTGATGGCTTGGATGTTGTGTGGCTTTCCGCTACAGTAATACTGGATGTTGTTGGTGCGGAGCAATGCGTGTTTAGCACAGAATGGGCCTGATGCTTTACAACACGTGAAGAACCGGCGAAAGATGAAGTAACAGATGCAGATTGTCATTAGCAAGTTGTAGATGGCTAAATGCCATGACGGTTTAAAGTCGAGACAACACATCAACAGACCCCATGGTGTATAGAATGAACACAGAGACAACAATTTATCACGAAAGACGTAGCTCTTATTCGTGACGTAGTGCTTGTACTGATCGAGGTACAGCTTGTTGTACGGTGATCCTAGTCTGCAGATGATGTTCGATCCGCAGAGTTCTTTGAGTGTGATTGCGCTGGCATAGTCGTGGACTGATGGTATGTAGTCGAAGAATGCGAGTATGCGCTGTGCGTAGCTGTGATACGGTGCCTGTGTAGTGTCGATGAGGTCGTGGTTTGACACACATGCCCAATAAGCACAAAACAACAGATACAGACAGATGAATGCGTTAGCTGTGGCGATCATGTACTTGGTGACTTTGTAGTTACCGAGACGGAGATAGCTCATAGCTGCTGTGGTTTCATACTCGATTGCTGTGGTGACTAGCTGGTGTGTTGCAGTGACAGAATTGAACAGAGCCTTTCGGTCAAAGAGAAAGAAAGCCATGGCTAAGAGTGACAGTGCGAAGGTGAAGAATCCAGGTTGCAATAAGAATAGCATAAACGGTAGAGCTGTAAAGAGATCTTTGTAGCTGTAAGCTGCTGTGGTCTCCTTCTCTGGGCTGAAGAACTTGGAGTAGACTTCGCCGATGACTTTCGTGTTGTTACCGTACCTTGCTTGCATGATGTGATACAGTGCCTTGTTCACTGCTGTCGCAGGTATTGATGTCTTGTCGCCGTTGATGTACAGTGATTTGCCATCTTTTGTGACTGCGAGCGCTGCGAAGACTGTCCTGGAGTCGTTGCTGTCGGTTGGTGGTAGTTTGAAGACTGCTGTATAGACCACTTCCTTGCCTGTTTCGGTGGCGTGTCGGCTGCGATAGTAGTCATCGAGCTTGTCTGGGTTTGTGTCGATGCCTGTTTTGTAGTCGACAAAGACGCACTTGTCAGAGCCGATGAGCCGTTGGTAGCTATCGAGACCGTGCTTGTCGCTAAAGCTAGCTATCGCTTTATACTTGTCGTCGTGGCTGCATTCTTCGGTGATGTTATTCCATTCGATGAGATACGGTTTCTTGATGTCGTGGAAGTGCTGTTTGATTTGGTCCCAGATGCCGGCTCGCTTCTTGTCGATGTGGAGTGTTTCGTACTGACATGTCTTGCGGTCGAATACGAGTGTCTCGAACTTGCCGACTCGGTGTTCGGCGATTTTGATGTTGGTGATGTTGTAGTATTCGAGTGTGTTACAGACTGCTTCTGCCTCGTCCTTGCTGCTTGTGTGGATGACGACGCTCTGGACTGGTCTCTTGGTAAATCTGCTGAGTTGGTGTGTGAAGATGTCGAAGTCGCGGTGGAAGATTGCAGCTTGTGTGGAGTCGATAGTTTTGAAGACGTCGTGGGACATGTAGAGCACTTTGACTGGTTTGGTGGTGGTGCGTCTGATGACCCAGTTGTCGTCGGTGGCTGCTGGTGCTGGTTCGAGGTGGTCGAGACAGATGACTTGACGTTGGTGCAGTGTTGAGATCAGGTTGTAGTTGAGCTCGTTGACGCTAATGCCACTCCACTTGAGGTAGACTTGGGCATTCGTGAGGAGTTGCCTATCGACGACTGCATTCTTTGGAAGATGGACGAAACAGTTTGTACAAAACTCTCGGCAGAAAAACGCATTGACGTTCTCTGGTCGAGTTGCGTACGCTGTGTCAATAAAGTCTTCGGAGTTGCATGAGTGTATGGTGATGGGAATGTTACTCTTGTTGAGACACTGCTCAAACTCGGTCCTCTCGTCGTCGGCGTCCTCTGGATACATTGTATTACAGTCGTGGTTGTCTGCTGGTAGCTGTGGCACCTTGACGTTCTGGTTGCGAGTTACTTGTGTTGTCGTGGTGGACTGACTTGTACTATTGGCTAAGCTTGCTGTTTCGGTACAGTTGCTGTTGCTGGTCATGGAGTTATTACTTGAGCAACTTGACGGACTGCCTCTGCTGACTGGTGTTGATTTTGTGCTTGCAGTTTTCTTGGTGCTTGTGCTTGAAGTCTTGTGTCCGGTGTGGATTAAGATTATGAAGTTGCTGAAGTGCTTGTTGGTTGAGTTGAGCTCTGTCTGCAGTGACTTGATGATAACGTTGCTACAATACTGTCCATACCACCATTCGGTAGTGTGGAGTGTCTCGATAGTTCGACATGTCGGCATGTTGATAGTGTGTGTGATGCTGGCTTCGTCTTTGGCGTGGACTGTGACATCATAGTACTTGCTCCACGTGTCATACGTGTCTGGGTTGTAGATTGGCATGACGTGGAACTCGTGATGTTTGCCACACTTGACTTGATCTTTGAAGTGCCAGCTAAAAGTACTGACGAGCAAGTCATAGTTCTTACATAGCTTGTCAAACTGCTTTGTGTTAACGTCACTCTGATACAGCGTTGTGGTGCTTGGAACTTTCGTGGCACAGATGTTGAGGGCCTCGTTGCTAATGTCGCAACCGTCGTAGACGATTCCATTGCCGTTATTTGCAGCTGCGTAGTGTGGAATGTCGTTGCCTTTGCCAATGCCCACCACGAGTGTCTTGATTGGACCCTGTGTGGTGAGGTTCGTGCTGTAATACTTGGTGAGATACTGGCGGAGGTTGCGTTGCATAGCCTTGATGTTCGCATCTTTATTCTTGCTGTCGAGTGCGAATGAGCTTGCTGGTGCTTGTGGCTCGTGGAGTTGACATTTCGTGGCGTGGAGTTTCTTGGAGACTGCTGGTTCATACTCAAGGCAGTAGACTGTAGACTTCGGTGTGAGTGTCTTGTAGTCGACTGCTTCTGGAGTGACGACGGTGATTGCGTCGTTGCCTCGGACAATGGCGAGTGTCGTTGCGTCGTGGTGGACTGGGTCGCCGTGGGCTGTTAGTAGCGAAGCGACGAGGTTGATGTTCTGGCTGATGATGGTGATGTTCGTTTTGCCTACGACGTCGCCGTTGGCGAGTTCGAGGTTCGTGTTGAGCATGACTTTACAGAGTGTCCATGTAGCCTTCGGGTGCTTGTTGATGTTGCTTGTGACTCCGCTGTCCTTCATTTTCCTGGTTCCTTGTGGTGTGTTGTAGGAACATTTCCAGTGGCCGTTGAGTGCGTTTCCGGTGTGGTGCAAATAGGCTAGTGGCTGTATAACCACGAGCCCATAGCTTGAAGCTTCGCCGAGATGTTGTTTGATCAAGATGTGCGTAGCTGTCGTGTTAGGTACGACGTTGCTACAGCATGGTGACGTTAGCTCACAAGTTCCGTGGAGAATGCACTTGGCTGTTTGGATGGTCGGAATTCCGCTTCTTGCGACAACTTCAGATGCGTCGTGTTGGCCTTTGTCTGCGAGTTTGTACAAGTCGTTGAGTGTCTCTTGGGTGAAATACTTGCCGATTGTCATGAGTGCTGCCTCAGCTGCGTAGATGAAGCAACGATTGACTCCTGGCTTACAGCTTGTAGCTGTAGTACTTGTGCTGATCGTGATGTCTGAGACCTCGCGGAGTTTGTCGACTTTTGGTCGCTTCTCACGACTTGTAGCTTGGATGTCGCGGCTGTGTTGTATCTGTTGAACATTGTCACTCCTTTCGGAGCTACTGACGCTTTGATCGTTGACTTCAGTTGCGAGACTATGGATTTGCTCGATACATAGTCGTAGTGCCTCGTTGTGGCAGAAAGTTTGATCTTCATTTAGCAAGTTGGTGTTGACTTGCTGTAAACTACCTAGCAGCTTTTTGACTTCGTTGAGACGAAACTCAATGTTATCTTTCTTGGATAAAATGCTAGCTTCTTTTCTTTGACCATTGTTGCTGACAGTTATGGGTTTAACTCTTATAGACACTTGTTCGTCGGTGTTGTGACGGTGGCTGCTTGTGGTTGAGTTGACACTTGTAGGCTCTTGTGGGTCGGTTGTGGCACTAGGTTCTTGTAAGATGCTGGCTGGTTCGCCTGTAGCTCTGGTGGTGTAGCTGCTAGTGCTTGCGGTGAGACTTGTGGCGCTTGTGGATGGTGAAGTTGTCATTTCAAACCAGTCAACTGCTTTTCTTTCGGCTTTGGTCATTGCGTCGTGGATGTTAGGTATGTTGTCGAGACTGCTTGCTGGTGAGACGTCTTTGGTGTCTTGCTCGTATAGACTGTTACGATTAGCTTCTGACTGTTGCCCTGTCTTCGTATGTTCGTTGGAAGTATTAGGTTTACAGGTGGGCTGGTCGAGTTCACTGTTACGTTTAACATTTGACTGTCGCCCTGTCCTTTCGTGTTGGTTGGAAGTCTTGGGTTTACAGTTCAGCTGCCTCTCGAATTCAGTCTTTTTTCTGTTAAGCTTCTCGAGCTTGGCCTTGAGTGCTGCTTTTTGCGCCTTTGCTTTACCTTTCTTGATTCTTGTGAGTTGTTGCTGGATGTTATTGATTTCGTTGTTGACACAGTTGAGCTTGTTGGTGACGAGTGTGGTTAGACTGCTTATATTCGTGTAGTTGCTTGGTGACTTGCCTTGCTGATGTTGCAGTTGCTGTTGGAATTCTTGCTGTTGCTCTTGTTGAGGTTCCTGAGGTTTTTCCTCTTCCTTTTGTTGCTGATCAACTTGATGGTGTTGCAGTTGCTGTTGAAGCTCTTGCTGTTGCTCTTGTTGAGGTTCCTGAGGTTTTTCCTCTTCCTTTTGTTGCTGATCAACTTGATGGTGTTGCAGTTGCTGTTGAAGCTCTTGCTGTTGCTCTTGTTGAGGTTCCTGAGGTTTTTCCTCTTCCTTTTGTTGCTGATCAACTTGCTGGTGTTGCAGTTGCTGTTGAAGCTCTTGCTGTTGAAGCTCTTGTTGGGATTCAACTACCTGGGGTTTTTCCTCTTCTTTTTGTTGCTGATCAACTTGTTGGTGTTGCAGTTGCTGTTGAAGCTCTTGTTGAGGTTCCTGAGGTTTTTCCTCTTCCTTTTGCTGCGGTTTCTCCTGTTGTTCATACTGATCATGGTCCTGGTCTTCTGAATAATCTGATTCCCATTCACTCTCACTTTCCTCCTCTTCTTCTTGAATTGGTGGGTGGTGGAGTATTTCGTGATACTTATCACCAAATATTTGATGGGTCTTGATAAATAATTTCTCGTCCATAAACCATTCATAATAACACAAGAGATCTTTTTCTTTAACAACATAATAGACCTTGTCATGATAGTCCAAAAACGTATTGGCTAGTACGTCGACAATTAAGCTGACATACCATCCATACGCAATAGCTTTGAACTCTTCTTCTTGACCTTCTTTTCTTTGCTTTGCAATTCCCCAGTCTAAGACGACAAAGTCGCCTTCATCTGTCCATGCGATGTTAGCCATGTGGTAGTCGTTTTGTATTATACCACATTTCAACACATCTTCGAGATGGTCTAGACACTGCATTAGCATGTCTTGCCTGGTTTTTAGATCTTGTTTCTCTTCTGCTTTTAACAGGTCTAATGTCCTCAAGCCTAGAGCTTTCATCTTAATTATACCTACTTGTTGTTCTGGAAATTCGTAGTGTTGTACTACTTGTGGTACGTTGAGATGTTTGACTTGGTTTAATATCTTGTGCTCATATTGTGAGCCTTGTAAGCCCTGTAGCTTAAAGACATATTTACCTGAAACACTACCAAAAACTCTACCATATGCTCCTCTACCGATTAATTTTTTATAATCGATATCATCAACTTGGGGTTGTACGTCCAAGCTATCTGGAGCTTCAAATTCGTATGGTATCTTCGCATCGATACAGACGGTGTTTTGCTTGATGATGTTTATGATAACCTTGCCATAGTTGCTCGGTGTTAGCTCTTCTGGCATGGTATACTTGAAATTAACCTGATTGCAAAGCTGTTTGATGAAAATGCCGTGCAAGTCTGGTTCGATTTCGTTGCCATTGGGGCATAGTTGGTATCTTGCGAGTACGAATTTGGTAATACTAAAGTTGAAGTTGTTAAAGGTGAGTGAGAATTCGGTTGATTGGCAGTTGAGATAGTTGTTGATGCTCATACAGATGCCGTGGCGGAGATGTTGTTCCATGAGTTTCAACAATAGACTGGCTTGTGACCTTGCGATTCGGAGTGGGTCTGTAGTCGCTGTTACGTCATCGCCGACTTGGCTGGAGTGTTGGTTGAGCAAGTTCGTGACGTGACGTTGGAAGATATCTTTGCCTTCGACGAGTTGACAATAGCGATAGCAGACGATGACCTTGGTGTTGAGTGATATCTTCTTGTCGATCTTGATGCCTTCGGCTCGACATTTAGAAGCTGTCCAGACGTGTTTTTCGACTTCGAACTGGAGTGGCAAGTTAGCGGATGATGTACAGATGTCGTTCTTGTGGTAGATGCTAGCATTCCTTTTGCTTACATAACAATCGGCTGCCTGTAATGCTTCTCGGTGGACGAAGCATGGAAAATCAACGCCTTCATAGACTGCCTCACTGATGTCGCTGTGGTAATAGCCATACAATACTCCTGCTTCTTCTTTACAGAATATAAAATTGTCACTATGGTACCTTTTGGTTGGCATAGGTTCCATTTCGACAAACCTACTTGCATACAAGATGTCGAAGTTATGTTTGTTATATTGGACTAGATTTCCGCAGAATTGTGGTGACAGGTACTTGAAGTTAGCTTGAGCTTTGCGAAAGTCGCTGACGAAGTTCTGGTATTGGATTGCGTGGTCGATGTTGTTGGTGGTGGTGGTTTCTTCGTTGCTTGTTTCGCTTGTAGATGTGCTACTAGTGGTGTTGGTGCTTGTTATACTTCTACTTGCCTCATGTACTGCTGTGATTTCAAACCTAGACTTTCTGCTGATGTTGCTGGATGGTATTGGTCGACGTTGTGGCGAGTTTGCTTGTTGTTGTTGCTGGTATTGTTGCTTGGAATGGCTCTGAGCCTGTTGCTCCTCTTTTTGTTTTTGGGGCTGGCTTTGCGTTAAGGCTAACAGTTGTTGACTTTGTTGACATTGTGTTAATTCTTCCTGTTGCTGCTGACTTAGTTGCTGTTGCGTTGAGTTTTCTGGCTGTTGTTGCTGACATTGTTGTTGTTGGTTGTCAGACTGCTCTCTCTGTTGTTGTTCGCCTTGCCAATGATCAGATTTGTGCTGTATTATAGAAAAAGTTGGGACGAAGACAGCTTCGACAGACGAAGACAAGATTTCGTTGTAAACGTCACCATTATACAGCTCGTGGGGATTACCTGATTCAAAGATACCATAGTGGCTTTTAAGGGCTACAACAATAGCAAATTTACTCAGCTGCTTGTTATTTTTATCAAACACTGTAACGACTCTTTTGAGACCCTGTTTTACAAGATACTTAACAGCGTCTTGACATGTATTACATTCGCTGTCTGGTTTACTCAAGTTGAGTGGAGTACCTTGTATGAGATTGATGACTTTAGTTTGATATTTGGGTCGCTGTGGTTTAGAAGTCGTTATATCAAAAACTTGAAACTGAACAGCAATACTATTATTATCTTCTTGCTGCGCTTGTTGCTGCTGCTGCTGTTGCTTGGGCTGGCTCTGGGCCTGTTGCTCCTCTTTTTGTTTTTGGGGCTGGCTCTGAGCCTGTTGCTTGGACTGCTGCCAATTGGGCTGGCTCTGGGCCTGTTGCTCCTCTTTTTGTTTTTGGGGCTGGCTCTGAGCCTGTTGCTTGGACTGCTGCCAATTGGGCTGGCTCTGGGCCTGTTGCTCCTCTTTTTGTTTTTGGGGCTGGCTCTGAGCCTGTTGCTGCTGTTGCTGTTGCTGCTGCTGCTGTTGCTTTTGCTGTTGTTTTTGCTGTTGTTTTTGCTGATGTTGCTGATTGTCTTGACTGTTTTCTGACAATTTTTCTTGTTGATAAAACTTTTCCCTTAGCTGCCTCATTTCTTGCTTCTTTTGATCTTTTTTCTTTTGAATTTCTTGTTGTTGCTGCTTAACTTTTATCTGAAAGTCTTTTTGAAGTTGGAGTTTTTGAAGTTGCTGTTCTAGGCTTTGTTGGAGTTGTTGCTGTTGCTGATTTTCAGGCTCTTGGCAGCTTTCTGACATTTGCTGGTCTTCCTGCTTTTGCTGATCCTGTTTTTGCTGATCATGCATCTGCTGGTTTTCCTTCTGCTGATTTTGTTGCTGATTTTCTTGCTGCTGGTTTTGTTGCTGGTTTTCCTGCTGCTGGTCTTGTTGCTGGTTTTCCTGCTCTTGCTGGTTTTCCTGCTTTTGCTGGTCTTCCTGCTTTTGCTGGTCTTCCTGCTTTTGCTGGTCTTCCTGCTTTTGCTGGTCTCCCTGCTTTTCTTGTTGTTGTTGTTGCTTTTCTTGTTTACTGTCACTTACAGCTTGCAACTGCTGCAATTGTTGTTGTATTTGCATTTGTTGCTCGCTGACTATGACATATTTTGTTTTAAAACCCTTTGGCACAACTAACAAAAACAGGTTGCCTTTATTCAGCTCTTCGTTTACTCTTTGAATATTGATATAGTTATGCAAGTTATTACATTTATCACCAAAATTACAACACCCTTGCAGATAATTACGACATGGCAATACTGTTGTTGCCTTGATTTGTTCTTGCTGTTCTTGGTTAGGTAATGGTCCATACTTGCCGTTGAGGCTAATGTGGGCCATTTTACATTTACTACCAAAACGACATTTGCCATAGAGATTATGGCGACAGATGGCATTCTTTTTATAGTGCCTATTCATCTCGTTGGTTACTATAGTGAACCATTGTGAGTGCACTAAGTCGTTGATGTAGTTTACAGATTCTTCTTGAGTCATCTGTTTTGGTTGATTCTGGTGTTGTTGCTGCTGGTGCTGCTGCTGCTGTTGCTGCTGCTGTTGCTGCTGCTTGGGCTGGCTCTGGGCCTGCTGCTCCTCTTTTTGTTTTTGGGGCTGGCTCTGAGCCTGATGCTGCTGCTGCTGCTGTTGTTGCTGCTGCTGCCGCTGCCCTGGGGCTGCATCTTTCCTTTGTTGTTGATGCTGTTGCTGCTGCTGCTGTTGCTGCTGCTGCTGCTGCCGCTTGGGCTGGCTCTGGGCCTGCTGCTCCTCTTTTTGTTTTTGGGGCTGGCTCTGAGCCTGATGCTGCTGCTGCTGCTGTTGTTGCTGCTGCTGCCGCTGTTGTTGTTGCTTATTATTTTGGTGCAACAATTGTTGCATTTGTTGCATATAATCTTTTTGCATTTCTTGCTGCATCTGCATTTGCATTTGCATTTGCTGCTGCATTCTTTCCATATTTTTATTCATTTCTTCTTGTTGCTGCAATAATTTTTCATTTCTTTCTTCTTGCTGCTGCAATTTATTTTTTAAAATTTTTATTAATTCTTCTTGTTGTTGCTGTTTTTGACTTTGTTGTTGTTGGTGAGCTATATCTTTCTTTTGTTGATACACTTGCTGCTGCTGTTGATGCTGTTGCTTAAGCTGGCTCTGAGCCTGTTGCTCCTCTTTTTGTTTTTGGGGCTGGCTCTGAGCCTGTTGCTCCTCTTTTTGTTTTTGGGGCTGGCTCTGAGCCTGTTGCTCCTCTTTTTGTTTTTGAGGCTGGCTCTGAGCATGTTGCTGCTGCTGCTGTCTGGGCTTTTGTTGTTGTTGCTGTTTTGGATTTCCAAACGCAGGTAAGTCCCACCATTTATCAAAAACTTTTACAAAACTAAATTTACTCAATTTAGTTACTTTATTTGCATTTCTTAATGCAAAATGAGTATGGTGAAAAAAATTTCCAACAAATTGTTTATCTTGGATATTTTCAAACTCCTTACTCACACTTTTAATTTTTCCAAATTGTATATTTTTATTACTCAAATATTGCTTCATCTGTTGTGGAGTCAAACTTTTATTTTTAAATGGAACTATTTTTTCAACACTTCCATCACAATCACAGTTATAATCCACCATTTCAATGGCACAAGACACACACATTTGCGTGTGTACAATTGTTTGGTCAATTTCGGTGTCATAGACACCTCCTGTTTTTTGGCCATACCATTGTTGTTTACACATATCACACAAGATTTTTTCTATTTCTTTTTTACAGTTTAAGTTGTGTTTCTTATTACAGACATGACCTAGCCTGACGGTGTGTGATGGCTTGAGTGGAGACCAGATGTTGGTACCTTTGGTGATGACGGTTTCAACTTTTCTCTGTGCCTGGAAGTTTTTCTTGACTTCTCTGGCCTGGAGATAAGTACTAGCTGCTGTTAGCCTAGTTTTAAAAACCTTGTTACTTTCTTCGGTTGTCACGTTGGTGATAGTATTGGCAGTTTGTCTGCCTATTCCACTTATGACAAATTCACCGTTAAAGTATCTATGGTCTCCGGCTAGTTGGGAATAGATTGGTGTCTGTTGTTGTGGTGGTGGATTAAACGGTGTTGTTCTTGCTAAGTCATGCAGCTCATCTTTGAATTGTTGGTACTTGCTTTTGATATCGAGAGTCTGCGACTTAGGTTTGACTTTGATGTTAGCTTTGGTAGTGAAGCTTGGTATGAAGATATAGTCTTTTGGAAGATCTTCGCTACAATAGAACAAGTTGTTATACATCACACTTTCGTTGGTAACTTTGACGACTTTGTCAGCTGGTTCGGTGTTGACTTTGACGAGCTCGTAGAGACGAGGTGTGTTGAAGTGGCTTAAGTCAACTTCGTTGTCTCTGGTTTCGTAGATGACGGTACTGACTTCGTCGGTGTTGATGACTGCGACGTGGGTGACTGGTAGTTCGTGATGCTTCCAGATTGCGATGGTGAAGTTGTTGACGTGTTGTGTCGCATTGAAGGTATACCCTCGTGGGAGTATGCCTTTGAGCCCTGAGAAGTTGGTGACCTCGGTGAATTTGAGGATGTTGTACTCTTCTTGTGTGATTGCGTTACAGATGGCTGCGAGTACGAGTTCTCTTGCGGTGTTGATGCACTGGTTGTTGCTTGGGCTGACTTTGTCACATTCATACTGGAGTTGATGGTTAGTGACTGTGACGCTTTCAGAGTTGTCATTGTAGCTGAAGTCGTGTGGTTGAATGAAGCCGTGGACCTTGGTTGTTGTGATCGGGTCGTTCGTGGCTTGACATAAGAACTTGATGTTGATGTTGCTGCTGTTGTAGCTGTTATTTTTAGCGGGGTTGCGGATTCTTGTTACGGCCCCTGTTGCAGCAAATATTGCTGCCATTGACTCATCTTCTTTAGTGGCTGTTGCAGTTGAGTCTTTGGTTATTTCTTGTTGTTGTTGTGCAGAGATTGTAGTCGCTGCGTTGCTGGTTGTTTCAGCATTCAAGCCAAAGGCTACCACAGCTGCGTAGCTAGCTGACGGTATTGCTGCCGATGTCTTGTTGGTGTCATTTCTTGCTGCAGAGGCTGTTGCCGCTGCATTGCTGGTTGTTTCAGCATTTAATGCATCGGTTGTGGCCTTTGCATATTGTTGTGGGAAATTTTCCTCCTTTGTTGTTTTTACTGCAGAGGCTTTCGCCGCCGCATTGCTGGTTGTTTCAGCATTTAATGCATCGGTTTTGGCCTTTGCATTTTGTTGTGGGGGATTTTCCTCCTTCACGCTGATTTCTTCAGCATTACTTAACACATTGGCTGTCGCCGCTGCGTAAGTTCTTATTTTGATATATTCATTGAATTTAACCTTTTTGGTTTGTTTTTGATTGGTCTGAGTTGTTTCACCTTCAATATAGTTACCATTAGCCACTTTTGTAAGTGGATTCGGTGTTACATCAACACTATTATAATAGATGTTTCTTTTAATTATATCGCTTCCATACTTGGTGTAGTAATTCGGAAGCGCATGAAAGTGTCTTGGTTTGGTTATTGGTGGCCGGTTGGTACGGCTGAGTGGTACGATTAAGACCATAGTTATTGGTGTTGAAATTAGTTTAATCACTAACTCCTCCTTTAAAACCCTCGATAATACGTCCGTGGACAGTATTGTCGGCTTCACAAGACTGTTGTTATGTCTTGTGGTGAGAGGTGTCTTGGCAGATCGCCCCTGTTGTTGCTTACTATAAACTGGTGGGCTGTTGGTGGCCCTCCTCGGAGTCTCCGTTAAGAGATATCCTAGTTTATAGCTAGTTAGAAGCCAACCAAGTTAGATGTTTTCACATCAATTTGGGTTGATTGTTGGGGACAATTACCAGATTGTCCACACTATAAGACTAAGATTAGTCTTGCCGTAGTTCCCGTCCTTTTCAGCTTTCGCTTACTCGGGAGGTACTCCCTTCCCTTTCGCGCCTAAGCGCTACTCGGGAGGTTACGGGCTTTGGGAACGGACTGGGTCACAAGCCTAGCAGAGTCTGTGAAGATATCTAACTAGCGAATGTGAGAGGCACAGGCAGGATGCCCCTTTCGGGGTTATCCTGTTCTCCTAGTGCCTATGGATGGAAATGGGAGTGGTGTCTACTGTCGTAGATTATCTGGGTAGCGACTTTTGTAAGTCGTGAGAGGGATAGTGGCCGAGGGCCTTTGGTAGGCTGGCTGAGTGGTTGTGCTGGTACACTAATTTTCAAACAATCAGGTAACTACTCTGACAATAAAATAAAATATTTCAATTGTTTTGTTTGATTAAATTGGACTGATCTAAACTGTCTTGGGGTTTAGCAAAAACAAGGTGCCCACTTTAGCAGGCGGTCAAACAGTTATTTAACTGGTTAACAAATAGAGTTTTCACAATTGACAGGATCACTGTCTGGAGGTATATTATATATACAAT